TCGACGCCCTTTCGATGCCTTCTCTCGCCCGCTACGAACCCAATCGGCTTCAGATCAACAACCGTCGTTACTATTGCTTGCAAAATTTTCCAAATGCCCCAGAAGGCATTGTTTTGCCCTCTGTGACAACTATTGCGAGCGCGTGTTCGCCGCCTGGCAAGATTGCAGCGCTCATGAATTGGCGCAAGAAAGTAGGCAATGAGGAAGCTAATCGTCGCACACGCTCTGCCGTGGAACGTGGCAACTGGCTTCATGGCGTGCTAGAAGATTTCTGGAACGGCGAAGACATCAACTGTCATCTTGATTCCCATCCATTGTTCGTTCCTTATTTCGACAGCATTGCCAACTTCCTAACTAGCGTGGCCAGTCCATTGTTGGTGGAAAGTGCCATTGCTTGGTACTGCCCCTCCACTGAAACTGGCTATTCGGGCACGTTTGACATGCTTGCGACCATGGGCAACGGCAATATCGCCTTGCTTGATTGGAAGACAAGCTACAAACAAAAGCCTGATACGCAGCTAGGCGACTACCGCATGCAGCTCGGAGCCTATTGCCAAGCTATTGAACAGATGTATGGCATCGAAATCAACGAGGCGCATTGCGCTATCGCCATTTACGATCCCGATACGGGCAAAGGACAGGAGGCTCAAATCGTGAGCCTTGATGGCACTGATCTTGCCATGCAGGCAGGGATCATGGCTCAGAAGACGCAACAGTACTTTTTCGAGCACTACCCTGGCGGACGCCCCTTAACCATTTCTATGGACCGTGGAGCTTGACTCCCCGTCTGCACCAGCTATGCTTCTAGAGCCCCTCCAGGGCCGACCACTCTCCTTCTGAGGAACACTACATGCCCTCTGGCAATCTCCCCGTTTTCAGCGGTACTGTCGATCTCACCCCCGACATTCTGAATGCAGCCAAAAAGGCTGGTCCCAATGCACAAGGAAACTACAGCTTCCGCGTGGCACTGTGGAACAACGACAAGCGTGACAAGGACACAGCTCCTCATTTCAAAGGGCAAGTGACTGTCAACAAGATGGAAAATAGCCCTAAAGCTTATTCTTCCTTCTGGCAGAACGGCGAAAGCGCAGGTAGCAGCTTCGCATCATCTTCGTCTAACGACGATCTGTTCTGATGACGAAACGCTCCGAACCCACTGACTGGCCTGTCTATCTTTTGGCATTGGTCATTGCCTTGGGACTTAGTTTTGGAGCGGCATGTGTAGGGGCATGGGCGGTCCAGTCAATCTGGCCGTCTGTGCCCTTTTGGCCTGCCGCAATTTTGATTTGGCTCGTCATGGGCTTGTTTTCTCGCTCTTCAAAAAGTGCTTCTTAACGACAAGCAAATTAGCATTCTTGCTGAAAACGACATCATCTTTCCTTTCACTGGAGAGAAGCGTCGTGAATTAGACAATGGTACGAAAGCATTGTCTTACGGACTGTCTCACGCTGGTTATGACCTGCGCCTTTCTCCTGAAGGCTTTATGGTCATTGATAACAGCGTAAGTAAGGACTTCCCTCTGGATGTGAAAAGCTTCGACACGGAGCTGATGGAAGAGCAGACGCCTCGGCAAGAAAATGGCAGCACGTTCTTTGTGCTTCCGCCTTTTTCCTACGCTCTTGGCGTTAGCCTTGAACGCATCTCGATGCCTAACAATGTGATGGGCATCACAGATGGGAAGTCAACGTATGCTCGTCAAGGCACAATCATTAACGTTACGCCAATTGAGCCTGGCTGGTCTGGCCATCTCACTATTTGTATTGTCAATCCCTTGGCTTTTCCAAGCCGCATCTATGCCAATGAAGGGATAGTGCAAATTATGTTTATGAGACTGGAAGACGATGTTGCTAGCGCTTATGGCGATGGCAAATATCAGAATCAAGGAGCTAAAGTAGCTTTTGCTGCTGTCTAGCTTGTGAGCGCTCTCGAAGATCAATTTCTCGGGCTTTGGCAAGCTCATTATCCCGACCTTTCATTGATCAGGGAATTCAGCGATGTGGAAGCCTGGGAATCTGATTTTCAAGAGCGCTATGCAAAAAGCAAGCGTTCAAAGCGTTACAGAGCAGATTTTGCACATCTTCCTTCTCGCTCTCTCATTGAAATACAAGGCGGCACTTTTAATCGTGGCCGTCATGTTACTGGCTCTGGCTACGAACGAGATGCCAGAAAGTTTAACCTAGCCATGCTTTGTGGCTGGAAAGTATTTTTGCTTACTTCCCAAACGGCCAAAGAAATCGCCTGGCTTGAGAAGATTGCTGCTGTTCTACGAATGTCTTAATGGCATCGCCCGCTTCTCCAAGGAGCTGATCTGCTGCTTCTAAGTCCATTTGCTGAATCTGCATGGCTTGACGCAGCTCAAGGTTTTCCTTGACAAGCGAAGCAGTGGCATCTTGCATGTTGCTCCAGCCCTGCATCATGTTCCATGCCACTTCCTTGAGCTTATCAATGTCATTGCATTCGTCCAATGCCTTCTTATTGGCGACAAGGGCAAAGTCCCTTTCCATGCTCCGTTCAAAAGGCCCCATTTCAGCAATGTAGTCACGTCCGTTGTAGCTTAATGCTACTGGAATGGAAAACATTCTTGACATAGGGCTCCCGTCGTTTGCTTTAGCCTAGCGATGCAAAGAAATGGCAGGCAGTTTGTTTACGCAGTGGACGATGGAAGGAAAGCCGAAAAGCTTGGTACGGCTTCCTTTAGAGCCCTCCCGAAAACGCCAGTGTCCCACATGTGGGAAGTTGGGCAAACCGTCGTCTACGTGCAGCCCACTGCTGCGGGATGGATGCCCACGAGCCTCTTGGGCACCATTACTGCCATCGTGAAAGATGGAAGACAAAGCAAAGCTCACATTGTTTGGCACGCTGAAACGAAGGTGGCGCCTATCATTGGCTTCCAGAGGCTTCGCCCTTTTCTGCTAGTTCATGACTTCCTCTCCCCTTCAAACCATTGATCCCCTCTGTGACGGTATTAGCTTTGTCAGGCTCATCGATTGGATGGGAACTTCGCTTGACATTGTTTGTGATGCGCGGCAGTCTTTCGATCAAGCCTCTACTGAATGGACTGATAAGGATCAAAAGCTTCTTAACTATTTGGTGAAGCATCAGCACACCAGTCCCTTTAGGGGCGTTGTCACAAAATGGCAAGTGAAAGCTCCGCTGTTTATTGCTCGTCAATGGTGGAAGCATGTCATTGGTGGTACGTATGCCAATGATCAACTTGGCTGGAACGAGAAAAGCTTTCGCTATTGCGAAGCTGATGATGACACTTACTACATGCCTCGTGAATTTAGGCAGCAAAGCGCCAGCAACAAACAAGCTTCTGCTGGCCCTCTAGAGCCCTCTATGAACAAAATGGCGATGATCGAATATGCCAAGGCATTGGAGCAGGCTAAGCAGGCTTACAGGGCTCTCCTGACGCTAGGCGTGAGCAAGGAGCAGGCTCGTGGAATCATGCCCATGAGCGCATATACGCAATTCACGTGGACCTGCAGCTTGCAGGCTCTTCTGCATTTCTTGTCATTGCGCGACAAGCTAGATGCACAGGGCGAAATTCAATGCTACGCTCAAGCACTGGCCACATTGGCTCGCCCTCTCTTTAAAGAAGCCTTTCAAGCATTCGAGGAAAATGGCAATGCCTTTTGAACAAGCTCCTGAAGCCTTCCATCCAGTGGAGCGCCCTCAGCACTATGCATTCGGTGGTATTGAAGCTATTGAGGGCATTGAAGCAAGCATGAGCGCTGAAGCCTATCGCGGTTTTTGCAAGGGCAATGTGTTGAAATACGTTTGGCGCTATGAAAGCAAGAATGGCCTGGAAGACTTAGAGAAAGCCAAGTGGTATCTCAATCAGCTTATTTTTGCGCTTGAAACTGATCAAGAGCGCGAAGCTCTGGCCGCCATTGAAAACAACGTTGACAATGGTTGCAAAGATGGCTTCTGCCCAATGCCAGGCATTCGTTACGATCTTCCTAGCAAGCAAGTGCTATTTGATCCCGTAGATAAAGCCTAAGCTGCCTGCCATTCTGTATAGCAAAAGCCCCCAGAAATGGGGGCTTCTTCTTTTGACGGTGGAATGTGATAATCACGCTCCTCCGCAAATGCTTCAATATCCTGCAGGGAAGTGTGGGCGCTGACAAAGCTATTGTGATGCACCCATGCAAGCAAGATTTCTTCTCGCTGTTCGCTCCAGCATTCTTGCGGCCTCCACCATTCAAACACTGGCAAGTTGCCCTTAGCGCCGTTATGTTCATGACAACTGGGCACTAAATTCCAGCGCGAATAGTGAGGCCCGCCTTTGCTTTTGGGCACAATGTGATCAATGGTTAGCTTCTGATCCCATCGCCCACAATACGCACAAGCGCATTGCCCAAGTGGCCCTCGCAGCGGATAATCTTCAAAAATACTTTTGCGAAACCTACGTCTTGCGTCTCCAGGGCGAAGTTCAATGAGAGAATAAAGCAGCTCATCGGGACCATTCGCTCTTGGCATGGCACTATTTACTTTTTCTGCAAACAATCTAACGGGCAACAAGCAAATAATGCGTTTTAGCTAATATAAAAATTGCAAGGAATCTCCATGGAACCATTCAAGGAAGGCATGGCCAATTTTGTGGCCACTATCACGGCTGGCATGCTTCTTTCCACGGGAGCCATGCTTATTACTGTCGGCAATCAACAGGCCAAAGTGGCAGTACAAATTGAAAGCATTACGGAAAAGCTCAGCGCTCTAACGGACAAAATGAGCGATATTGAAACAAGAGTGCGCAGCCTTGAGATTAAACGCTAGGCTTTAGAAAACACTCCTTAGGAGAATCATCATGACTGGCGTCGAATGGTTCGTTGTTGGCGGCATCATTGTTGCTGCTCTTGATCAAATTATTGAGCGCACCCCTTACAAGGAAAACAATATTCTGCAACTGTTGCTGACTGGTCTTAAGGCTATCTTCCGCGTGAAGGACTGAAGCCGACAATGGCCACTGCCGTTGAAAATTCTTGGCAAGGTGTAAGCCTCCATGCAAAGCGCGTGGGGGCTAAATTCCCTGAGCTAGTTGCAGCGCAATGGGCTCTTGAAAGCGGCTTTGGAAAGCATTTTTCTGGCACTTGGAATGCGTTCGGCCTAAAAGGCGCTGGAACAACGACTACCACCAAAGAATTTTACGACGGTCAATGGGTGGAAATCAAGGCTGGATTTATTGACTTTCCCAGCCTTGCTGCATGCATTGAATACCTAGTTAGCCGTTGGCACTTGGATTGGAAGCAATACAAAGGCGTGAATCATGCGCCGCGTCGTGAAGCGGCTGCAAAAATGCTGCAAAGCGAAGGTTACGCCACTGATCCCAGCTATGCCGATAAGCTCATTCGCTTAATGAATCAATACTCCCCATTGCCTTCGGACTCAATGACAATTGAACTTTCTAATGCCGCAAAATACTATCAAGAACTGCGGCATCAAAAAGAAGCATGGCAATGGTTGCAGACGCAATTAACACAAGGTGAGCTGGCAGAATTTGCGAAACTTTATAGGAATGGCGAAGATGAACACAAACCGCTTAATGTTCCATATTTTTCACAACGGGACAATGCATCAGGCCAAGGGGGCAGAGAGTGCTTTAGCAGCTCTTGCGCAATGATGGCAGCGTTCTACGGAAAAGTAAAAGGAGATGATGAATACAATGTCATCAGAGCTAAATTTGGTGACACCACTAATTCATCTGCTCAAATCAAGGCATTGCAAAGTCTTGGCTTAAAAGCATCGTTTTCTCAATCATTTAATCTCGATGCATTGAAAAAGGAGATTGATGCTGGTCGCCCGGTGGCGGTTGGGTGGCTTCATCATGGTAACTATCGTCGCCCCTCTGGAGGCGGCCATTGGAGCGTTGTTGTTGGTTATACAAATGATGCCACCATCCACAATGATCCGTTTGGAACTGCTGATCTCGCAAAGGGGGGCTATGTCAGCTCGGGCGGGGGCAAGCTTGCAGAGTTTCCTAATGATTATTGGTTGCCTCGCTGGGAAGTGAAGGCGAACGATGGATGGGCAGTGCTTATTAGGCCATGAGCAAGGAAAGCTGGTTCAATGCTCTTTGCTACGAAGCGGGACTATGGGCCGTCACACGATGGCCCTCTCTTGCTTTTAATCCATGGTTCAAACGACTCATGAAGCATTGTCGTCCTGACTGGACCGAATGGAAAACCAAAATCGTCATGGAAACCGTTGACAAGCAAACGGCTTCGTTAGTGACGCAATGGGAGCAAGAGGAAAGAGAAAACAAAGCCAACGTCCTCGCGTTGGAGGCTCACAAGCTTTTCCCTGAAGCAAAAATTACGCCCCTCCCCGATGCCATTGTGCCGTCTGTCCTCATTGAAACAGCCCCGCTAGCGAACGCCAGCGAGGCTGTAAAGGCGCTTGGAGGAGAGCTAAGGATTACATATCAGCTTGCCAATTCAGAAGCGCCCTAAGGCGCTTCCATTTAGCAAGCTCCTTCTCGTGATAATCTTCCCAACTAGCAATGGCATCATTTAGCCCTTTAATTGCGACGGAGGGATCATCATCATTGAGAAGCTCTTGAAGAGCGTCAGAAATGTGATCCACTTGCTGCTGATACCACTCGTCCTTGAAGCAGTCCATGAAAAGAATGAAACTGCCCGCATCATAACCCTAGTAACGCTACGGCTACTAGGCGAGGGACACTAC